CATTATTTCTCCCTGCATATATAAAGGTAAACTCACTATCCCGCTCACCCTGAGCCTGTCGAAGGGTCACCCTGAGCTTGTCGAAGGGTAACCCTGAAGTTGCTGCAATTCCGAAATATCCGCTAAATCATTCAAAATCTTCGTAATCTTATCTGCGCATCGCATAAGAAATTTTTTTACCATAGTACTAATTTCCCCCTAGCAATACCCTTTTCATAATGTTATAATTCGTATACTCCTTTTGGTGAAGGAGGTGAAATGGTTAGTCATAACTTTATTTTCGGACTGGTTACGCTCAGCGTTCTGATAATCGTTGTTGTCTATATGCTCATGAACCCCATTCCGTTTCCTACTCTGCTCGTCCAGCTTCCTTAACCGCCAAAAGTACGTACCTGCCATTCCCACTCATTCCAGAAAAGATACTCACTAGGACTTTAACATTTGGCCTTAAATGTTTAGCTTTTTATTCCGCTCCTCCTTGACGGAGGGAGGGTTGGGGTGGGGGTGATATAACGTGACGCTGCTACTTGACGCTGCCCTCCAGCAACTGACCGGCCAGCATTCCCACACCGTAAAGCGTCCTGTTAAACGGCGCCAGCTTTGCCTTCCAGTCTATTCCGGAGCCGGCAAGCTCGGACAGCTCATTGGCCGCCCGGATGGTGGTGTTGAAGTCACGGTTGAAGACATAGTACTCCGGACTTCGCCCGCACTCGCCTTTCTTCTTTTCGGTGGCCTCCTTAATCCAGTCCCTGGCGTCAACCGCTAAATCCACCAGGTAACTCCAGTAGTCCACGGCGTGCGATATGTGCTGGCAGTCGGTCACCGAGCCTTTGTCCCGCGCCTTATAGAAAATGGTGCAGGGATTGACCTCCGTATATGTCTCCTTTACGGTGGCCATCACGCTCTCATGGAACGCCTTGGGATCGAACGGGGCCACGTCAAGAGTTTCTTGAGTTGGTTGAGTTGATTGAGTTGGTTGAGTTGGCTGAGTTGAAACGGCCGACGGCGGTGGCAGGTTAGCGCCGTTGGCAACTATATTCGACTGCGCTTCGGCTGCCTGGACTTTTCCCTTCTCGGTGTCTATTTTACCCTGCGTCAAAATGTAAAAAATTCCGGCTGCCGCCGCCGCTACCGAAGGCACCATATCCATAAAGGTCTGCTGCGCCTCCGGCTCCCTGACAAAAAGCGGTATGACGGTGGCCAGTACCGTTATGATAAAGGCGCTGTACTTTTTCTTACCGTCCAAGAATTTTTGTAACATGTTTCCTCCTTATTGCTTAATTACATGTGGCTAGGTTGATTATGGAAATATCTTCTCGAATCTCTGACCTTCGCTTTACCATTTTGGTTTTTGATATTTGATTTTTTATTTGTGTTCACTCTCACCCTGACCCTATCCCATCTCCCCTAATCCCAATGGGAATAAATCCTCATTGGATGCCTGCCCACCCTTCCACCCGCGGGAGAGGGAATGGAACTTTTTTAAGAGGGGCTGTGCCCCTCTTAAAACTCCCCGCTTTGGCTACGTATAATGCGCCACTCATAAACTCATCTCGATAAGGGTCTACTCCATTAAAGCCAGCAGCGTATCCGGCACCGGCCTGCCGTTCTCCGAATAGTGCTTTGCCAGATGCCTGGCGGCGTCGAGTATCTGCTGCTCGGTTGCCTCCACCCTCTTGCCTCTGAACCCACCACGGCTCAGAGCCGCCACCGCTGCGGCCAGATGCTCCCAGTCCGTAGTCCGATAATGACTGACTTTGCCCTTGATGGCACGGAAGATGGCTTTAGTATGGTGCGGTAACTTCCACGTCTCCGGGTCATCCTTATCCCCGACGATGGCAAAGGCCTCAGCCGGTAAACCATCCTTTAAGCGGGGCAGACCTTCTTCTATTTTTGTCTTTGCCATTCATGTCTCCTTCCTTCTTAAATCCTAAAAAAGCCCCAAATTTCAATTCACCAAATTCTAAAAGTGTTTTGGTCATTGTTATTTTAGTTATTGGAATTTGTTTGGAATTTGGTGCTTAGTGCTTAGAGTTTCATTCAACGTTATCTCCTTCAAATAACTTGCCGACCTTCAATTGCCGTGCTCGGCCGAATCGTCTTAGCTGAGCCTTGAACTCCTTAAGCATGGCGTTGCCCCAGCCCTGATAATCGGTATCCGCCCTGTCGCCGCCGATGCCGGCTACATCAGTACGGTACTGTGCCTGAGCCAGCACGGCATAGGCTGCAGCTCCCATCGCCAGCACATCCTCCAGAAAAACAGGAACGGTGCTGGTGCTGCCGTCCAGCGTGTGCACCTTGCCCCAGTATACGCAGCAGTCGGTGCCGTCCCCATCGACTTCGCCCGTTAAAAAGATGGTGTCCGCACAGGCGATAAAGCGCTGGAATTGCCGCGGGGTCCGGCCAACCGGAAACTCAACCCGGTCGACCGATACCCTGTCGGTAAGCGCGGCGATGTTAATTTCCCGGGAACCGGCAGTCGTCGCCAACGAAGTTTTCATCTCCCTGGGCGCATATCGTGACAGCTCGGCCACGGCCTTCTGGACGGCCCGGTCTATTTCGTCGTCCTGCCAGCGGTAACTTGAATTGTCCTCATCCTTCAGGTCCCGCCTGACCAATGTTCGCATAGTGCTCAGATCCATTTCTTTCTCCGATCGGTCACCAAACTTTTCTCAAATCCTGTTCTTGAACTGTCTTTCACCCTCACCCTGACCCTCTCCCGTCAAGGGAGAGGGGATTAGGTTTTTCTAAAAGGGGCACAGCCCCTCTTAAACTCCCCAATCTATCCCCCTTTGAAAAAGGGGGATTAAGGGGGATTTTTTTTACTTTAGTCAGTCACTCCAATCAGCACTCCCCGCCTCTGCTTACAGAAATCGACCAGCGTGACGTACCACTTGATGCGCGTCCTTGAAGCGTCCTTTCCCTCCATGGCGCCGACGGGTTCCACCTGCAGGCCTCCGTTGGTCGCACCCGATACAGCACCCTCGCCGAACTGTATGGCAAAGATGCTGGAACAGGCGCCGCCGCTGACAGCAGTTTCGTAGCCGCCGGTTAAGACATGAGTATCCTTTACCCAGTCGGATACGCCGATTGGTATGCCGTTGTAGAGCTGGGTGAAATTGCCGAACTCCCCCCTGACGGTCTCCATGTAGGCGCCGCTGGCCCTGACCAGCGCCGTCACCTTCCGGCGCGACCTGCGGCTCATCAGCAGCAGGTCGGGCTTGCCGCCCCTCACGGTGTCAATCAGCTCATCGAGCCTGGCCAGCGTCAGCGTGGCGCCGGTGCCGCCCATGGTGACCACCTGGGAACCGGACTGCGTGCAGTCGATAAGTTTTCTGAGTCCGTCGAACTGGTTGGTGCCGCCGGAGCTGTCGCCGTAAACAAACTTGTCCTCGAACTCATGTCGGATGGCCTTGGCCGTCAGTTCGATGATGGCCGCCTCGATATCCTGGATATTGGAACGCGTCTGCTTGATGTAGTTGTCCACATCGGCATTTTGCCCCAGTATTGCCAGCACAGCGGTGAGCTGGTCGAAGTCCGGCGCGGGAGAAGTCGACCAGTCGGCGTTGACGGCGTGCCACTCGGCGGTGGGCAGCGTCTTTTCCCGGTTATAGGTCAGGCCGTTACCGACGATTTCGATAAACGGCATTCTCTGAAGTATGGGTGAGTCCTTTAGAATCGTCTCGATGACGCCCTGAAGCAGGACGTCGTTGGAAAGCTTCGCCGCCTCAGCTAATGATATTGCCATTAATGTTCCTCCTTTATTTATGTGGTTGGGTGGCGTGGCAATGAGCGCTAGCTCATTTCTTCCTTTCTATTTGGTTGTTGCGGGTGGGGCATGAGCTTTAGCTCATCCCTTTCAGAAGAAAGTCCTAAATCCCAATTTCTAAATCTCAAACAAGCTCAAAAAATTCTCCGCACTTATCATATATGTCATTGCGAGGAGTCCAGTTTCAGCGGGACGATGTGGCAATCTCATCCTTATTACCGGCCTTTATTTATTGCTGAGATCGCCACGCCCCGATTGTATCGGGGCTCGCGATGACAGTTATGGTGTGTTTCGGTAATTCTAATTCTGTGCTTTGAATTTATTTAGGATTTGGTGCTTGGTGCTTAGGATTTTCCACGCTTCCCTTTTTCCTTTCTCTTTAATCTTTGTGCTTTCGTGCCTGTTCCAGCCCGAAGTTTATTTTCTCCTTGGCGCTCATGGCCGCGGTGTCCAGACCGCTTCTGGCCGGCGCGCCCGCCGGGACCCTGGAAGACTCAGCCTCAGATTCGGAACTGGCCTTCATTCTGGTCTTAATGTTGTCTACCAGCATTTTGGCTTTCTCCATCGATGCCTTTAATTCGTCGATGTTGCTGCCGCCGATGATGTCATCAGTAAACAGAGGATTCGACTGTAGCACCAGTTTTTTATAATCCTCGACGGCATATGCGTAGGCCGCCTTAGCGCCCTCGAAGTTGAGCTCATTTAGCTCGTTGAGTTTTTTAAGTTCGCTGATTTCCTGTGTCCTGGCTGCCACCTCCGCTTCCAGCTGGCTCACCTTATCCCTAAGCTCTTTAGCATCTGGCTCCACCAGCTCAGCCTCTGCCGGTTTCCCGCCCTCCGCCTCCGGTTTCTCAAGTTCCTTGTGTTCTTTGGGTTCTTTGAGTTCGCCATCCAATTAATTTCTCCTTTCCGCGGGCGTCCCGATTACATCGGGAAAGATACGCCCCTACATTTGTTTTTAGCGGGGTTAAAACCCCGCCGCTACATTTTTATTATGACTGCTGGTCATTCAAGGCTTTCCGTCTCCGCGACTGTGCTTCTCTCTCGCTCGCTGTCGCGGCCGGCGCGCGCCCTGAACTGCCGGTTCATTTCCAGTATCCGCCGCCTCTCCTCCAGCCATTTTTCAAACTCCGCCTCCGGGTCCATGATGCCCAGCTCATCCATCGCCGTCCTGCGTGAATGTACCCCTGACTGCACCAGCGTCTGCTCGTCCTGTGCCAGCCTGGCCCTGTCCTGAGGCAGCACCGCTCCCCACATGATTCTGGTGTCGGCGCCGGTCAAGTCCTCGCCGGCGAATTGCTTGTGCAACTGCAAAATCATCTGGCAGCGGCGGGCGTAAGCGGCGGAGCGTATCGTCCTCTTGCGCCTGACTTTTTGCAGCAGCGACTGCATCTCCACCTCCAGTGCCACGCCGGACAGATCTCTTTCCACTCCTCCGTAAGCAGCACGCGGCGATTCCGAAATGTCGTGCAGACAGCGATAAATCATGTCTATGTAGTCGACATGCAGCCTGATGCCGCCGCCGGCCAGCAGGTCCAGCAGGTAGGCCTTGGCTTCCTCCGGTATAGTCCACACCGCGCCCGGCTGGACCTTTATTTCTTCGGCCGATTCCACGCCTTCCAGAACAGCTATCGGATTGCCCGATACCTCAAGTATCCGCGACAGCTGCGACAGCGCCCGGTTAAGCTCCCGCTGCGCCTGTTTCAACGGCGGTATGTCCGATGTCCCCCAGAACTGCTTCGGCTGCCTGACATTGGGGAAGATGACAAAGGGAATAAAGCCGTAAGGGTTCGGTTTGTCTTCCAGCGCATCGTTGTCGATAAAAAGTGCGAACCGTTTGTCCGTCCACAGTTCCGTGACGGTAACGCTCTTCTTGTCCGTCCTGCCCGAATGGGAAGGATAAAGCTGCTCCGCCTCCTCGGTACTCAGCTGGTATCGGCTGGCCACCCGCCATATCCTGGAAAGGTCATCGCCCAGCCACCAGGCGTAAAGGCCGCTGACATCCGGGCTGGTAACTCGTATACGTTTTTCCAAGGCATCCCAGGTGACCTTATAGCAGCCGTCGCCGAGTATGGCCGCGTCGACCTCCGTCTCGTAGTCCAGTTCCTGCAGGTTATTTCGGTGATATACATCGTATAAGATATTCTCCGCTATACTCGCCGCGTCTTTTTGGTCTTTGGTCTTTAATCTTTTATCTATTATTTCGCAGGAGAAGTTCAGTCCTTCCATCAGGTACGATGTGACCTTGTCTATGGCTATTTTGGCGTAGTTAAAAACCAGCTGGCGATTCTTGCTGCCGGAGCGCAGCTGGCCCTCCGCCCACTGCTCCCCGTTGTAAAAGTCAAGGTTAGCCTTGTATCCGGCA